CGGTCAGCGGCAACCAACACTGGCGACCAGTCAGCGGCAACCAACACTGGCGACCAGTCAGCGGCAGAAGTCTCTGGATCACAATCTGTAGCCGCCTCATTCGGAGAGAGTGGCAAAGCTAAGGCATCCGAAAGCGGGGCCATTGTTCTGTGTTATCGAAATGACGACGGCGAGATAATTCATATCCGTGCCAGCAAAGTTGGCGAGAACGGAATTAAGCCGGATGTTTGGTATTCGCTGAATGAAGATGGTGAGTTTGAAGAAGCCTAAGACCACTAGATGAGGTGATGTATGACAGATGAAATTAAAACAGGCGGCCCAGCGTTTCCAGTTAACGACATTGTTTTACGTGATGAAAACGGACACATGCACGGCAATATTATTGCCTCAACGGGGTTGACTATTCGCGATTACTTCGCAAAAGAGGCTCTTGGTTTGTGTTATGCGCAATACCTAAATTACGCCGAAGTTGAGGGGTTTCAGGAAGATTGGCGAACAGGCGTCGCGCTTGATGCTTACATGATGGCAGACGCAATGATTAAGGCGAGAGGGTGAGATATGGGTGAATACAAAATTACGCGCTCAATTATCCATCAGTGTTATGCGCTATCAGTACCGCAGTCAGTAGGAATGAAACTTGCTGGAGTGGCTGAAATAATCCCGCTTTATAGCCTGCCGTACGAGCTAGCAGAAAAGCTTCGTGATGCGATAAATGGCGGTGATATCAGCAAGGACTACTGGATTGACCGGCTTAAAAATTACAAAGAATCATTTATTCCTCAGTTAACGAGAGAAATTAACGGTTTATCTGCTAAATAAAACACGAAGTAACTCCCCACCCCCACCAATCCCCAGAGTAAGCCTGACAACTGTCGGTGTTTTGCTGTGGGCTAAACACAAGGAAATGAGCATGAGTGAAGCAACCGGCTTATCGATTGTTATCGAAGCTAAGAACGCTCTCGCAGTATTTACCCAGCCTGACCACATCGAATCAATTCTTCAGCAGGTTGAGAAAGAAGTTAATTCGTTTGTTCCAGACGTCAGCACAAAGAAAGGCCGCGACGCTATTGCTTCTCTCGGCTTGAAAGTGGCTAAGACCAAAACTTATTTGGATGGTCTGGGTAAGGATCTGGTTACCGAATACAAAGAGGTGCCAAAGAAAATTGATGCCAGCCGAAAGACGGTTCGTGACCGGTTGGACGCACTGAAAGAAAAGGTTTTGCTACCGAAGTTGGAGTATGAAGCAGAACAAGAACGAATTGCAGCAGAAGCGGCCTATGCAGCCATGTGGCAGGAAGCCCATGAAATGGACGCCAGTATCACAGAGGAGCGGCTGGTCAAGAAAGAGTCTGACCACGAAATGGCCCTGCTAATGAATGACGCTTTCGACCGTGACGCCAAAGCGAAAGCTGATGAAATTGAACGCCTGCGCAAGGCCCATGAAGAATTCATAGCTCAACAGGCAGCAGAGAAGGCGAAACGCGAAGTTGAAGAGAAAGCCAAACGTGACATTGAAGCAGCAGAACAACGCGAACGTGTTGCAAAACTAGCTCAGGAACGAGCTGAACAGGCTATCAAGGATAACGCTGCCAAAGCCGAGCGTGATGCCAAGGAATTGGCTGAACGTGTCGAACGCGAGAAGCAGGAAGCTATCGCAGCCGAGAAACTTAAAGCACAGCAGGAAGCTGACCGTATCCAGCGTGAAGCCAAGCAGAAAGAAGATGCCAGGTTAGCTGAAGAGAAGCGTGTTGCTGATGAAGCGGCTAAGCGCGCGGATGATGTTGAACATCGTCGCACCATCAACCGCCAAGCGGTGGCCGACTTAATTGCAAATGGATTGCCAGAAGATTGCGCACAGAAATGTGTAGCCGCTATCGCTAAAAACCTCATTTCCTCAGTTCGTATCACTTACTAATCAAACTTAAATTTCAGGAGCCACTCATGTACCAATTCGTACTAACTGGCGATGCCGTCATGGGTCGCTATTGCCAACACCAGCCAAAAGTTAAAAACACCAATCCGTGGATCCGCTGGTTTCTCAGCATATTTCAACAGAAAGGTAATCCGCTATGACATCCAACGACATTACCGAAGCACGGAAGCTTTATAGCTCATTGAACGAGCAAGATTTAGAGCAAGCTGGACAAGTCGCAGAGAGGCAGGAAAAGGCACTGCGGGTTCATAACCTAATTAAAACCTTTGAACACCTTCCTGAATTCGACCGTGAAGCTTTCAATATTTTAGTTGATGAGTACGACTTCGAGGGACTCGACACCGTACTCTACAACGTCCTATTTGAGAATGCCAAATGGCAACAGGCGCTGGAAATACAGCGGCGACTGGCTGAACACGATGAGGCGGCGTGATGGAACCAGGCCACTATCAAGATATCTCAAACGAGGATTATCACTCGGGGCCAGGGGTCAGTAAGTCGCAACTGGATGATGTGGCTATTAACCCCGCAATACTCACATGGAAGAAAACAGCGCCAGTAGACACGGAAAAGCTCAAGGCGCTGGATATGGGAACGGCACTCCACTGCCTGTTACTTGAGCCTGATGAGTTCGATAAGCGATTTATAAAAGCGCCAGAATTCAACCGGCGCACAACTGACGGTAAGGCAGCAGAAAAGGACTTTCTGAAAGAGTGCGAAGAGTCAGGGAAGACCGTAATGGACTTTGAACAGCACCGGAAGCTGGAACTGATGCAAGGGAGTGCAATGGCCCACCCGGCTGCCAGATACTTTTTAGAAGCAGAAGGATACTGCGAATCGTCAATCTATTGGACGGATGAAGAAACATCGGAACTATGCCGGATCAGGCCTGATAAGTTTCTAACCAGTCAGCCAATCATAGTGGATGTGAAAAAAGTGGCTGATATGGATCGCTTCTCGAGACACATCGAAGAGTTTCGGTATCACGTGCAGGACGCCATGTACCGGGATGGATATCTCAATCACTTCAACGAATACCCGACATTTCTGTTTATAGCAGTAAGCGAAACCATTAACTGTGGTCGATACCCAACCCGCGTATTTCAGCTCGATGCTGACGATGTGGCCGCCGGGCATGACCTGTACAGAAAGAACCTGCAAACCTATCACGAATGCCGACTCAGCAACGAATGGGGCGGTGTAGAAACCATTTACCGCCCTGCATGGGCAAGGAAAAAGAACAATGACTGACATCGCCAACATCGAACTAAGCAATGAACCCGCCATTACCAATGCAAACGTAGCGATTTTCAGCCCTCAAAACCTGATGGCAATTCAGAATTTCGCAACACTTATGGCAAGCGGAAAATCAACTATCCCGGCCCACCTTGCTGGTAATAAAGCGGACTGTATGGCTGTGGCAATGCAAGCTGTCCAGTGGGGCATGAACCCATTCGTTGTTGCTCAAAAGACTCACGTTGTCAGCGGCACCCTGGGTTATGAAGCACAACTTGTTAACGCGGTGATTTACGCGATGGCCCCCACCAAAGACCGGATTCACTATGACTGGTTTGGCCAATGGGAAAACGTGATCGGCAAGTTTGCAGAGAAACCATCAAAAAACGGCGGGAAATATATAGCGCCAGACTGGACGTTGGAAGACGAGAAAGGGCTTGGTGTCAGGGTTTGGGCCACGATGAAAGGTGAAGATGAACCGCGCGTTCTGACTTTATTACTTTCTCAGGCCCAAGTGCGAAATTCCACCCTATGGGCCAGCGACCCGAAGCAACAACTTGCCTACCTCGCTGTCAAACGCTGGTCACGCCTGTACTGCCCCGAGGTTATTCTCGGCGTTTACTCCACTGATGAATTGGACGGAAAACCAAAACCTGAGCGAGATGTAACGCCACGCACCAATGCCGACCTGAACAAGATGATCAACACCAAGAAAGCGGAGCCAATCGAGGGAGAACTGGAGACGACAAAAGTAGATGAGCGCACACCTGATGCCCTGCTTGCTGACTTCAACAACGCTGCCAGCAACGCAAAATCAGTAGAAGAGTTGGAAAAGTTCTTCAAATACACCCAACGCGTTCTTGCCGCTCACCATGACCAGCTCGAAAAGGCCACCGACATCTACGGCATCCGCAAGGCTGAAATGGAAGAAGTTCCAATGTGAGGCTGTCATGAAAATAAGAAAACATGTGCCGTGGGAAGATTATGAAAAGGATTTCATAAGAGAGGTGGCAGGAGTATTTAGCGCGGCGCTGATAGCAGAGAAACTTGAAAGAACAAAGCGAGCCATTGAAGAGAAAGCCAGAATTCTTGGAGTTTCTCTTGCCCTCAATAAAGCAGCCTAATCCCCCACCCCATTACCGGCAGTAAATCTGCTGAGGAAACAGTTATGTCTGAAAATACTGATGAAAAACTTAAGCCATGCCCATTCTGCGGGTCCACGAATGTAGAAGCCTTCGCTCAGTACGAAGAGGACTGCCCTGACCGTTCTGCGATAGTTCGTTGTCATAATTGCGATGCTCAGAGCGCTCAAATGATTGGCAGCGGTAAAATTGCCATGGCAATACGCGCTTGGAATAAACGCACAGCCTGAGGGGTAACAACTGATGAATAACATCGAAGAGTTGAAGAAAGCGGCGTTGGGCGCAAATCTCCACGGATGGACGGGATTCGAGGATGCGTTAAACGCTGACGGCTATAGCGAAGCGGTATCAAAATTTATTGGGCACTGTTCTCCCTCGGAAATACTTACACTGATAGCCCAACTGGAAGCGAAAAACATCCGTGCCGACGCATGCGTTAATGCATTTGAAGGCATCGAAACCGAACGTTTTGCAGGGAAAAGCATTGGTGAGTTCCTGACTGGTGAGGTACGACTCAATAAGGCGGAGCCGAAGCCAGGCGGTAGTTTTGGTTTTACGTTCTCTGGGTCAGCCATTCAGATAATGGCCGAGTCATTTGCGGATCAGTTCAAATCATCTGGTGCGGTAAATTATCTTGAGTTGCTGTTTGAGCATTCAGAAATTGGCCCACTAACAGTAACGATGCAGCGTGTCGAGGGACTGACGCCGGCACAGAAGCTGGCTGTAGTAGAAGCCCAACTGGAAGCGGCACAGAAGCTGAATCCATTGTTGGTAAATGTTAGCGAATTGGAAGCAACTTACATCGGCGATATCCGATTGCACATGGCCGCAATTTCCGACTGGAAGCTACGCGCCGAGACAGCAGAAGCAGCGTTATCAGCGGCAAACGAGAGGACTTTAGCGCCAGTAATTTTGGAAATTGCAAATGAGAGACTTCGCCAGATCAGCGTTGAAGGGTGGACGCCTGAGCATGATGACCAACATTCAAGCGGTGAACTTGCTGGCGCGGCGGGATGTTATGCAAAACACGTTAATGCCCGTCAGTGGTGTTTCAAAAATAACCCTGATGACTATCAGTGTGAACCAGAGCCTAGTGGTTGGCCTTGGGCGGCTGAGTGGTGGAAACCCAAAAACCCGCGCAGTGACCTAATAAGAGCGGCAGCGCTTATTGTTGCAGAACTGGAAAGGTTAGACAGAGCAAGCAGGCTGGTAGAGGGGAATGCAGATGGCGAATAAACTAAGACAACGCCTCAGCTACATAAAGAATATCAACTCCTACAAACGCTGGCTGCGTAATAACTATTTCTATGACTATCACAATGACAAGCAAGTTATCTCAAAACGATGGCTGGAAGAGGGGCCAGAAAAATACCCTTGTTATGTGATGCAAGTATGTACCAGTTGCAACTACCAAGAGTCAGAGCCTTTCTTCATCTACGGTGATGATTTAACTGATATGGCTGCGACGATACAACGAGCCACTGCTGTGGAGGGGAATGCAGATGCTGAGTAAAGCAGAATTAAATTTATCAACTGATGCGCTCACTGTAGAGCAAGCAATCGAACATGCGTTAGCTGTCTATGAGCAAAATGATTGCAATATGTGCGGCCGTCAGCATAAGCAATTAGCGAACTGGCTTACTGAACTGCTATCACTGCGTGAGCAACTTGCAGAGTTGAAACAGCAGAAACCTATAGGCCAAGTCATTAGCTGTAACGGCAATAAAACGCTCGGCTGGATTAATGACGCGCCGGTAGGCACCTTGTTATTCACAGCAGCCAAGCCAGCGGAGGACTAATGCTAATCGGCTTTGTTCTTCTCATAAGCTCATGCGGCTTTGATACCTGTGATACCCTACCAGTTACCGAAGATATCTACCCTACTCAATCCGAATGCCAACAAATATCAACGCTGATTAAAGAGCGCAGGCCCAACGTTGTGCTCATGTGCAGCGAAGTATATCGGTAACTCGATTTAACCCCACCACGGAACGACAGAAACGGATTTCACTAAATCTGGAGATTCCCTATGGCTATTTCAATGCTCCCCGTTGAGCGTAAATTCCCGCGGCCCGCTGAATTGACGGGCCGAATCAATGACCTTATTCAGGAATATGCCGGTGAAATAGGCGTCTGTGAGGTGCTTGGCGTGCTGGAAATCGTCAAGTTTGGATTGCTGAACCAACAAACAAATGAGGTGGCGTAATGTGCGACGAAATCGACCAGGCTCAAAAACTTGAATTACTCAACATTGAAATCGGAATAGCTAATCGCAAGCCAACAATGACATTTACCGGCCTGTGCCACTCCTCAGAGTGTCGCCAGCCGATTGCTCGCGGCCTGTTCTGTGATGCTGGGTGTCGTGATGATTTTGAAATTGATGAGCGTAGAAAGGGGATGGCGGCATGAGTGACTATGGCGGCAGCCACACACCGGATAACCTGAAAGATTTATGGATGACCCCCGCCGACATATTCACCGCATTAGATATTGAGTTTGGGTTTTACCTGGATGCGGCAGCCAGTCATAAAAGCGCCCTGTGTGCCCGATACCTCACAGAGCAAGGCGATGCACTTAATAGTGCATGGGAAAGCTACGGCGCTATCTGGTGCAATCCACCCTACTCCGATATCTCACCCTGGGTAACCAAGGCGGCTGAGCAATGTAAACAGCAACTCCAACCGGTAGTAATGCTTGTGCCGGCTGACTCATCTGTAGGCTGGTTTAGCCAGGCACTTCAATCGGTGGATGAGGTGCGATTCATTACTGATGGTCGGATATCGTTTCTACGCTCTGACACCGGCAAGCCAATCAACGGTAACAACAAAGGTTCGCTGTTATTCATCTGGCGGCCATTCATCAAGCCTCGCTGCATGTTCACGACTGTTAAGCGCGATGAGCTAAAGGCGATTGGGCAGGAAATATTAACCGGGAGTAAAGCAGCATGAACCAACCAAAAATAACGGAAATATTGATAGGCATATGCTTTGCACTATTCATTATCTGCCTGGTTGTCTATGTGGTGGGTGATGCTGTGAAGGGAGTTCACTGATGATGGCAAATAATATAAAGATTGATTTCGCTAAGTGGAAAGTTGAAGAGCTACCGGCAGGGGTTACATGCTCATTCTGCAAAAAGCCTGAAAGCGAGGTTCGCATAATTGCCGGACCTGAGGTGAATATCTGCAATGAGTGTGTTGGCCTATGCAATGAGATTATTGAAGAAGAAGAGGCTGAGCGGAGAAGGGCTACCGTTGATGACCTGTTATCTATCTATTTTTCTGACGTCTCAGGCGTAGATGTTGGGAATGATTGGGATAGGAAGGGAATCGAGGCTATTTACGATGCCGGTTACCGGAAACCAAAGGAGTAATTTATGCAGGGAATAAGCTTTGTAATGGCATACCTCGACTGGATACTGCTTATCGCCGGCGGTGGTGTGGCGTTCTGGCTGCTTTGGGTAAAGGAGTGGTGATGTATGGAGGCAACCATTGAAAATGCCATTAGGTCAGTAGCAAAAGATGCGCTTGCTGAAATAATAGAAGTTAAAGAGAAATACCCAATTTCAGAGCACGATAAACACTTCACCGAAATTCTTAATCGCCACGCAAAAAAAATCACCGCTCTCCCCATTGAACTACAACCAAAAACTTTCCCGGCTAAACGCTGGTTGAGTTATTACGTCCGTCAGATTGATAAAGAGATAAGAGGCCAAAATGGATAATGTTATTCAATTAGTACCAGCAGAATGGGTTTCTGAGTCGGTACTTATGGCCGTCACCGGCCTAAAAAAGAACACAATTAAACACGCAAGAGACACTTCATGGATGGAGGGCAGAGAGTACCGGCATGTTTCTGGCAATGGGGAACCACATGAAACTGCCCCATGCTTCTATAAGCTAAAGCTAATTGAAGAGTGGATAGGGAAAATGCCGAAAGCGATACGCCGAGAAAGAAAGTCTGCTTAAATAGCGATCCCTTTTCATTCAGGAAGGAGTTGGTGATGAAGAAGCAATACCCAACCGGAACGGAGTCCCATGGAGGGATGCTCCGTATCTGGTTTATGTACAACGGGGAAAGGTGCAGGGAGTCACTTGGAGTTCCAGACACACCGAAAAACAGGAAGATTGCCGGGGAACTTCGCCAGTCAGTGATGTATGCGATCAGGACTGGAAACTTTGATTACGCTGATAGTTTCCCTAAATCGTCAAAAGTGGTTAAGCCTGAGTCAGGGATGACGGTAGCCAGGCTGTTCAATGCCTGGTTGGAAATCAAACGTTATGAAATATCTGATAACTCGCTGATCCGCTATAAAAGTTGTGTGGCTTCAATTGTTAGAGCAATTGGGCCAGACAGGAAGATAGCGGATATTAAAGCTCGTGATTTATCAGTAATGAGAAATGAGCTTATTGACGGCGATCACTTCTCAAAGCTCGATAAAAAAGGCAGAAGCGTTGTTACAGTAAATGGATATGTCTCAAGAGCAATGACTGTCTTTAGGTTTGCTAAAGAGAATGGTTATATGGATACGGATATAACCGCCTCGGTAAAGCTACTCAAGACAGCCAGGCAACGGCCTGACCCGCTATCTATTGATGAGTTCGATAGGTTGATATCTGCCTGCCATTGCCGACAGACTACGAATCTATGGACGCTGGCGGTATATACGGGGCTGAGACATGGGGAAATATGCTCTCTTGCATGGGAGGATATTGATTTAGTCGCCGGGACTTTATGTGTAAGACGCAACGTCACTACGGCAAAGCAATTTACTCTGCCGAAAACTGAGTCGGGCACTAACCGGTTAGTTCAGCTAAACGTAAATGCCATTCACGCACTGAAAGACCAGCTTGAGTTAACCAGGATGGGAAAGAAGCATCAGATCACCGTGCTAACCAGGCAGCGCGGAAAAACAAAAGAGGAGGAATGTACGTTTGTATTCAATCCGGCACTGACGACAATATCCGGCAGGATCGGAATTTGCTATTCGGCGGCCTCGCTCGGCGGAACATGGAATACAGCACTAAGGAAATCAGGTATTAGGCACAGGAACCCATACCAATCGCGACACACATTTGCATGCTGGATGCTGTCTGCCGGAGCAAACCCTTATTTCATTGCAGCACAAATGGGACACAGTAGTCCGCAGATGTTATATCAGGTTTACGGTGACTGGATGCCAAGCAATAACGTTGAGCAGGTGGAACTGATCAACGCTAAAATTAAGCAAAATGTCCCACCCATGCCCCATAAAGCAGCATCCTTTCGGTAA